ATAAGTGCCCGCCTGCGAGAACGTGACTCGGCTGTTTGAGACAACGCTAATCCCGTTTGAGTCGGGGTCGGTGTTGTTGAGCGTGACCGAATAAGCTGTATTTGCAGCCGCAGCAGTTTGATCTTGGGTAGACCAAAACGATCCCCAATAAGCAACCGTGCCGCCTGCGCCGGGATTGCCTTGCGGTCCGGTCGGGCCGGTAGAGCCTTGTGGTCCCGTAGGGCCGACAAAGCCTTGATCGCCCTGCACGCCCTGCGGTCCCGTTGGGCCGTGGTCGCCTTGGATTCCTTGAGGGCCGGTGGGACCAGTAGGACCGGGAACGGTTGATTGCGCTCCAGTAGCTCCGGTTGGCCCGGTGGGGCCGATATTACCCTGTGGGCCGGTCGGCCCGGTGTTGCCCTGGATGCCCTGTTCGCCTTGGATGCCTTGAACGCCTTGTGGTCCCGTGGGTCCAATGTCGCCCTGTGCGCCCTGTGCCCCGGTGGGTCCGGTTGCGCCAACAGCGCCCTGCGGCCCGGTCGGGCCGACAGCTCCGGTCGGGCCGACATTGCCCTGCGGTCCTTGAACACCTTGCGGCCCGGTGGGGCCGTGGTCGCCCTGACTGCCTTGCGCCCCAGTCGGACCAGTTGGGCCTGCTATGGTTGACGCAGCACCAGTAGGCCCGGTAGGTCCAGTATTGCCTTGCGCCCCAGTTGGCCCAGTTGGCCCTGTAATGCCTTGCGAACCCGTAGGACCAGTTGCGCCGGTAGGCCCGGTTGCGCCCTGTGGCCCAGTCGGTCCTGCTGCACCTTGAGGGCCGGTCGGCCCGGTAGCTCCTGCAACGCTGCGGTCTAGCCTGACGTTAATGTCGGGAGTTGGCGTGACTTGAAGGTTGACGTTGTTGCCATCTTGGACAACTACCTTGATGTTGCTCATACAACCACCACACCGTCAGACCGCACCAAGAACAGCAAGAAGATGATTGCATCATCTTGCGGCGTGGTTCCGCTTGCGGGGAAAGAGACTTTGACGCGACCCGAAAAGCCTACGCAGTTGGCGGCATTGATTTCCAACTGAGGGTCGGTGTTGATCAGCGACCAAGTGGAATCGTCAATCACCAAGGTGCAAGTGCCTGCGGCATCGACCCGGTTGGTGATCGTCAAGCTAACCGGCGTGGGGGTCGGCGTGTAGTCGGCAATGTCGAAGGTCAACCCGTTGCGGGTATCTACGATGTTGCTGACTTGTCTGCGAACAATCTGCGCGTCAATCGTGGCGCCCGTCAGATTAATCGGCAAGCCGGTGGCGCAGTTGGTAAATGCGAGGTTCCAATAAGTTTTTTGGTTCCAAACCAACTCGCCGGCAAGAATAGGATTGTCGAACCCGCTGACTTGAGCAAGCGTGTTCTTGTTGAAGATCGCCATGCGATTCCCCTAACTCGGGTGGTGACGCTCCCCACGCTCTTGCGGGGCTACGGATGGTGTCTTATCTTGCCAAATTCTATTTAAGTTTAGCCTCTAAGTCAGCAACTTTTTGCGACAACTCTTGCACCGCTTTGATCAGCGGAGCGATGAATTCGTTATAGCGCAAACCCTGAGTGCTGTCGGAATCGTCCTTGTCTGCCAACACCCACCCGGCAAAGCTATCCACGCCAAGCTGATCTAGGGTCGCTTTGACCTGTTGAGCACTCAAGCCGTGGAAGGTACGCACGCCTTCCCGAGCCGGTTCGATTTCCCGTTCGCCCGTCAGGTTGCCCTCATCGTCGAAGACATTTTCTTTGACCGCAGCCTGCGCCACCTTCCACTTATATTGGATGGTTTGCAGCTTATTGATGAAGTTAAGCCCGAGAGGGTTGTCACCAAGGATGTTCTTTTCCCGTTCGTCCGAGGTGTTGACCGACCCGCTGACCGCATACACATCCACGAATCGGAAGGATGCCGCGCCCAAGGTCATTGAGTTGTCTACCTCGGGGCGAAGGAACACATCTTCTACACGAGCGCGAGATGTTCCTTTTGTTCCAAATAGGACAGCTTTAGGATTGCTTGAACCCGACGCGCCAGAGATTAAATAAAGCGCATCGTTGCCGTCTGTGTAGGCATAGGCACCAAGACCACCGGCTGCTGTTCTCCACCGAAGTTCACCGGATTGCGGAAGTTGAATGCCGCTTGCGTACAAACCTTGTGCTACGGAGTTGCTTTCAAAATATCCACCCCAACCAGTGAATGAATTGCCGTATACGCCTTTGCCGTAATAAGAATAACCATCAACTCCGGCTTGAGCTACTGAAGATGTAGACGTTGTGCCTTGTACTCCATAAATCGCGCCACTACCGTAAATGCCCGAACCTTGATTGCCTGATGAGGATGATCCGAGATGGTTGGCTTGTATGGCATAACCGCTAAGGTATGAGTTTTGAGCCAACAGACTTGTGGAAGTTGTGGACGAACCTTCAACCCACACAGTCACGTTTTGACCAAGAGTGCTGTTGTTGCCTGAGAACTTCGCAGTGCCGCCAATGTTTAGGTTGCTTGCGCCGGTCAAACTAAGAGCAGAGCCGTCCCAAAGCAACGATGCGGCAGATGACCCAATACTGAACTTGTAAGCACTGCCGCTGTAACCAAGGAAAAAGCCCGTGCCGGTGTTGTAGTCGGTTTGACCACCCCTGATCTTGCCAAGTGTATTAAGCGTGATCGTGTCTTGGACCGTCAAAGCACCTGTGTTGACCGTGATGGCAGATAGGGTGCCAACCTTCAGACTTGAGATGTATGGTGTAGTCCAAGTGGTTTGATCTGTTGCGGGATCGTAGATACCGTCAGATTGATAGAGCGAATTGGTGCTAGTTGGATCAGGGTCAGACGCTCCCCATGTCGCAGCAAATCCCCATGTAGAAGCTGATTGGGCACTACTCGGGAATGATGCAGACCCGCTAGTTGCAATGGTTCCCGAAACAGGCGCGGGATTGTTAGGCACACGCGCAAAGCAAATACGCGCACTTGTACCGGCTGCACCGGCATATCCAACAGAAAGAATGCTTGCGGTAACCCAATTGATCGTTGTTGTAACCGCAGATGCTGCATCAATCAACGAAACCGTTGCCTCCCAAAGCGTAAAGCCGGGGCTAGGTGGGCTAGTAATTGTGTTTGTCCACCCGAAAGGATTAGGCGCAAAGGTGCCAGTTGCCCATGTATATGTGGAGGTGCCCGATGGTCCTGCCGGAATAGTTGCATCCCACTTATAGACGCTTACACGCGCCGTCTTGCTTCCGGTTGCGCCCGTGGGTCCGGTCGGGCCATTAGCCGATGTAGCCGTTACCGTAAAACCGGATGCCCAAGAAACAATCGTAGATGTGACACCACCGGCAGCAGTAACCGGCTTAACAGCAATCCACAAATAAAGTCCCGGTGTCCCCGGATTGGCAGGGATTGACACACCCCAACCATTGCCGCCGGTGTAATTTGTATTAGTGCCGGTTGTCCAATCGTAGGTTGATTGACCATTAGGATTGCCCGGTGTAACAGGCGACCATTGATAAAGATATGCGTCAGCATATTGATTACCGCTAGTGCCGGTCGGACCTGATGAGCCTGTCGGACCACTACTGCCGGTAGGCCCGCTAGACCCCGTAGGCCCGCTACTTCCTGTAGGTCCACTACTGCCCGTAGGTCCGCTACTGCCGGTAGGCCCAGTAGTCCCTTGATCTACAAAAGTCCATTGCAGCGTAGCCGTGGCAGTTTGAGAAACAGTGCCATCAGAATTCTTAAATCGAACCGGAACCGTCAGGGTTGCCGGTGATGAGGTCATTGCAGTTGGAATCCCCCACTCTGCATAACTGCCACCATCGGTGATTGCACCAAGCGCCAAACCACCCGTAGTTGTAATGCTTGAATAGCCGGTGGTGGAACTGCCACCAATACGCCAACTATTGTTTACAAAAGAAGGGTCGGAATCAGTTTGCGCTGTAACAAAGTTGATTGCATCAGCACCGGAGGTTCCATAAAGCCGCGCAATCAGTCCTGTGAAAGATGGGACATTGTTGGTTCTAGGCACCGACATTACTGCCGGTGAGAAAGTCGCAATGAATGCAGATTGCGCCCCGACCGGTGCCCACACAAGAGCAGAAGAAGTCGAAGAAAGCTGCGAATCAGCTACATCGTTTGCAACCTTGAATGCGAAATAGTAAGTTCCCGCAGGAAGGTTGACATTGGAAAATTTGAAAGCAAGACCCGGTGTGTAGGCTTGCGAATCAGAAGAATACTCAGTGCCCCAAACCTTCCAATCAGTGACAGAAGGAATGGCAACCGTTGTGTAATAAAGCGTGATGCTTGTGACGCGCCCAGTTGTCGGCACATTGCAAGTGACGCTGAAAGAAGGGACAGCCGCCGATGGCGCAAGATCACCAACTACGGGAGCTGCAAGCGCAGAGAAGAAAAACGCTGAAGAAAGATCGCTATTGGGTGCCGGTGTGAATTGCTTGATGTTCTGATCGTCGTAAACGGCAGCGTTGTATTCCGTGCATTCAATCTGTGCGCCAAGGTTGCCGTCGGGCAGCGTCGTTTCGCTGACCTTAATGGCGCGGAACAGCTTGTTCGTCCAACCGTAGTCGCTGTTTGTGATGCTGATGACATCGCCCGCATCAACCTGAATGCCGGGGTATGCGGTTGAGAACGTGACGATTAAGTCCTCACGCGCCTGCTCGAGCATTCGGTTGGCGATGTACTGCGCTTGCACCGAGTCGTTGATCAGATCGAACGTCACCGTGGCCTTGTTGGCCGGTTCGTTCGCATACATCAATGCGCTTGGCGTCTCCAAGAAAATCAGGTTGGGCTGATCCTTGTTGCCCTTCCACGGGAACGTGGCCTCGACTTGGTTGATGCTCTGCGTGATGTCGGAAATGCTTACCCGAAGCTCACCGATGATGTTGGAGTCATCAAACGAGAAGGATGACGACTCTGCCTTGTTAATCACCGGCATCCACTGACCCGTGGTTTCTTGGTACGCAAGCCAAGAGTCGCAAGCCGTGAGAATGCGGTCGATGTTGCTTAGGACGTTCTCGCCCGTGTTCAGCACACCGTTGATCCGATACCGAGCTTGAGTGGTAGACCCGCCCGTGTAGGGGATGTATGTGATCAGTTGGTCAGAGTAGGTGTTCAGTGCCCCGCAAGCCGTGGTGTTGATGTTGCCGATGGGAACCGCGCAACCATACACATCCGACTTTAGATAGTCCTCAAGCACATCGCCGGGGCGTGCCGCGCCTGCGCTCTTGAGGTAATGCGAAACCTTGAAGGTAAGGGGCTGAAGACCCGTCGTGCCCGCTTCGCTGTTGTAGGTGAGCTTGACGATGGCGAATGCCAATCCGTTCATCTGTCGGTTGGTTGCAGGCCACCGCAGACTAGGTGTGATGTCAGAGCCACCCATCACCACGCTCGGAGCAGAACCGGTCACGTTGACAATCGTGCCCGCCGCATTGGAGGTGTAGAGGTTGATGTAGAGGTTGCCCGAAATCTTTGTGTCTACGTTGCCCGCGCCATCAGTAAGGGCTACGACTTTGGTGGGGTCGGTGCTGTCAAAAGTTATTGCACGGTCGCCGTAATAGAACTGATTTTCTAAAGTAATAGGATCGGTTCTGCGGAAGAAAAACTGACCATCGGGTGAGATGTTGCTGACCACCAAGACGTAGTACATCGTCTTGTTATCGGTGGACAGCACCGCGTCAACGAACGTGCCGCCTAACCACGCATCGCCATAGACAACCGGAATCGGGTTGTTTGCACTTGGGGGAATTTGCTGCCGTGAGCCGGGATCGACTTGGTTGGGCGCCCTGTTTGACCCAAATGTGCGGGTAACGACGTAAGACAGCGCGTAGTTGGCCGCAAACGCAATGGCTACATATGCGAAGGTTCCTGCCGCAGCCGCGCCCAAAACGGCGGTGGCAATCATTGTTCCGACCATTTTTTATTCCTTGCAGTACGTCGAGTCGATCTTCTTAAAGCCTCGGCTTTCGAGATCAATCTTAGGGCTTTGGGGCATCAGCGAAATGATGACAACCTCTGCCCGTTCCTGATCAATCAATTCTTGTGCTTTCTTGTTGTAGGCCAAAAACAATTTGCCGCCAATTGTTGTGTTCCTATGCTCAGGCGCGACCCACCAGGCTAGTTCCCTGACTTCGTTAACCTCGGGGCACCACACATTCGGCACTACGATCCCCGCTGCCATCCCGCGATATTCGTTGTCCACCAAGACAAAGCCGCGACCGATGATGAGCGAGGAAAGCAGGCTGCGTATGTGTTGCTCGTCGTGTAGTCTCTTGTCTCTCAGTTTAATGATCGGGGACTCTGCCGCATATTGCCGCATCATCTCGACGCAGGCATCTATGTCGAACTTGTTTGCTTCCCTGATCATTCGCCGATGTTTTCAAACTCAATTCGCGGAACCGTAGACCCGCCGTTGCCGCCGTTGATGCCGCCAGGACTTGCCACGCCACCACCGGATGCAGGCTTGCCGAAGTCGAAGTAGGTGCTAGAAATCGCGTCAACACGATCCATTGACGTTTCGCTAGTACCGTATCGGTCTTGCCAAATTGCTTTGTTGGTCTTGGACGATGCCACATAGGTTTCTAGCACCCGCTTCATGGAGGTGCAGGAAATTGAGCAAGTGGCAATCCTGCTGCGTACCTCATCGTTCCAATCCTCGGTAATCGAGACATTGGTGATGATGCCTTGGTAGCGTTTGAAGAACTGCTGCGTCGGCGTGGTGATGATCTGATTTTCAGAATCAAGGAAGCCGCGCCAAATTTCGACCGTGCTTCCCTTGATGTCTGCGCTTAGGATTAGCGCGATGTTGGCCGGGTTGATGCCGGTCAGCGAAACCATCATGTCGGTCGAGGTTGACTTGATGTTGCGCTCGACCTGGCCAATCCCGAGCAGCGACCCCATCCCTGAGAACGTGATCCCGCTGACGGTGACGGGTGCAGCCGCATTGCAGAATGTGTAGGTCGTTGGCGAGGTCTTGCCCACCACCATCCTGACAAACTCAGCGTGTCGGATGTTTGCGCTGTTCAGCGCGGTCATCGTGGTACTCATGGCGCGACGTTCTCCCGAAACACGAAGGGCTGATCCCAGTTCACAAACGCGCCATTGGTCATCGGCGTCAGCGAGTAAGTCGGGCAGACTTCCGCATAGACCGGGAAGTAGACCGCAGACCCGACCGCCGTGAGCGTGCCCGTGCTAGGCGTGCCGATAACGGGGCGATGCAAGTTGACGTTAACGGTTGAGCCGCTGCCGCGCAAGACTTGTTGCGTGACCTTGTAGACGTAGCTGCCGAGTTGCAGAAAGTCGCCCGCCGCGAAGACAACGACAGACGACCCGACCGCAGGCAGATTGCCTACTGAGATGGTCTGCGAATTTGCCGCAGGAACAGATGCAAGTGTCAGCGCCGCAACCTGCCCTGCGCTGAGTCCACCCTTGTACTCGGTGAACCAAGAAAGCGTGGTTCCGCTGAACGTGAT